GTACTGCTACTTTATTTTCAGTATAAAGATCATCTATGAAGTTATAAACTACTTTTACATCTCCTTCTGCAAATCCATATTTTTTTATATCATCTACAGGATCAATAGTCATTTCGAGTATCTTTCCATCTGGCTCTCGTTGACTTGATCCTAAGTAACTTTGACGATTATAACCAAAATCTGAAGTTAAAAGTACTCCGTCAAGGCTATATACGTGAAATTCAATTTTATTTTCAAAAGCCTCAAATTCAGAGTTAATAGTAAACGAATCTACTATCTCTGTATCTTTAGCAGAATACGTTTCTAGTCCTTCTGGGTCAATAAGATTAACTGTGTAATTAGTCTGTGGCATCGTTAGTTAAATTCTCTGTTTGTAACTCTATTATATCATTATTAAGATCTAAGACTCTTTGTCTTAGAGTAGTTATTTCATCTAATAATGGCTGTATTTCTGTAGTATCTTGTTCTAAGTTTACTAACTTTCCGCTTTCAATAACTAAAAATTCATGTGAATTAGTTTCTCCTTCTACCGGTATGTCGTAGTAAAGTTTTTCATATAAGTTAAAAAATTCAGGTATTGTTATTTCGTCTAACTCATCTGGTTCTGTTACAAAAGTTTTAAACGAAGTATCAACTGCTTTATCAAATTGATCTTTATTTAATACCGTTTTTCGTATCCTTATATCGTACTTTTTAGCCATTTCTAACTACCTTAAAAATATTATCATCATCAAATACTGATGTAGTACCGTCTAATGTGCTTTTAATTAATACCTTATAATACCTTTCCGGTTGTAACCCGCTCATATATACATCAAAATAAGGTCCTGTAGAATCACAGCTTATTTTAGTAAATGAAGTATCGAAAGGTATTTCCATTTCTTCAGTGTATGCATCCTGTAGTCCGAAATATGATCCAGACGGTAATGCGTAATTTGTTTTGTAAATAGACCCTGTTGTAAATATCCTAGGCGGTGCTATAGGTCTTGCTAATAATCTAAACCTTGTTTTACCTACATCAGCATATTCTCCTCTATTATTAGACACTTGACAAATAGCTTCTGATGAAGATAGTAAAGTTAAGCTTCCTGTATCTATCATCCCACTTAAATGTCAAGGATGGAGGGTATATAGTATTAGTATTACCGCTATAATACTTATTAAGAAGGGAAGCAGATAAGTTAAACTCTAAACTGTCTTGTAGTTTAATTATATAACCGTAATTGTTTAAAGTACCTGAGTAGTGTAATTTAGCTGCTGTAGTAACATCTACGCTTAGGTCTAGCTGGTCGTTTAATCCAAAGCTTTGAGTAGCTTCTAAACTAGTACCGCTAGAGGCAGAGAACCAGCTACCTCCTCCAGGGTAAGTAGCGTTATATGATCCGGTTACGTCTGTTGGAAAGCTAGATAAAGTCCAGGCATCGGTTTCTTCTGCTTTTCTATACCTCCATGAACATCCTGATTTATCAGCACTTTGAGACGTTAATGAAGCTCCTAGCTCGTCTCCAAATTTACCTACTCCTCCTTCCCATTGTTGAGCTATAGGGTAGACGTATATGGACTGTGTTGCAGGATTTTCATATCCAGACGCTAAAGATAAATCTAAACTAGCGCTCCATGAACCGGTAGCTATAGTCCTGTTTACTGTGTTGCGTATTTCAGAAGTTTTAAACTGTATCAATGCTCTAGAAGATTGACCAATGTTTTGTATATTATAACCACCTATTTCTAATATCTCATCATAACCAGCATTACCGGTTACTACTTGAGTATAGATAAAAGTATCTTGTTCGGGAAATATTTTATATACTGCCATTTTATCTTGTTATTACTCTTCCTTTTATATCTGCATTAGGGAACTTGACTTCAAAAATACATGGATCATATGAAGGGTATACTATACTATTTCTAGTTGCCCCTTCTATATCGTATCCGTATTGAGAGTAGTTCCCACCACTTAAGTTAACTATTTCTATATTTTGTACTGTTTGTACTCCTTTTATTTTATCTAATATAAGATATAATTCAGATATATTAATAGTTTGGTTTATATTTCTTTTATCGATGTTAAAATAATCCTGTAAAGCTAAGTTACAGTTTAATAGTACATCACGACCTGCAAAATTAGGTCTTACTATAATATCGTAATTTATTCCCACATTAACAACAAAAGCATCTTTTATATTTAAACTATCTGATATCATCTTATACTCCTGTAGGTAGGTTTTAAGATTAGTTTTTAATGTTGATGTAGCTGTGGTTAGTTTTTTATTATTATCATAGGCTAATACATATAATGATAATGCTAATGGATTATTATCTACTATAGCATCAGTTGTATTTGTATTAGTTAATTCGTCTTGAGTAGCATATACTTTAGCCATACTACCAAATTTAGAGGGTAACGATAATGCCCTCACAGTATAGTCTTGTAGTGTTACAGCTCTGCTTTGTTCATTAAATGATCTCAGTGCGTTTTCTCTTAATTCATCTACTGAATCTCCGTCTCTTCCTCCTGCTGCTGGTCTTTCATTAGTAAAGGTTAAAGACGCTAAACTCCCTCTAGTTGGTACAATAGAGTTTTTATTAGTTATAGTACCTGCTGGTACGTTTGCACTTACACCTCCTCCTACTAAGTACTTAACTGTTACTCCTTCATTTAAAGCAACTCCGTATGCTTTACTATATGTAAAGTTAGAAGGATCGTAAGCATAGTCTATACGATTAATTCCTTGATTAGTACCGCTACCTACGTTAGTAGGGTCTGGTAATATTACTGAATCGTCGCTATTTGATGTACCAGCGCCGAACTGTAAGTCTAAGTTACCGTTAGATCTAAATCTTGCTACAAATCTTTTTGGTGCTTTTTTTAATGATAATACGTACGGTACAGAGTCTGAGTCTGAGCCTCCATTGGCAACATCGTCAAAAATTGTATCTTGTCCTAAGAACGGTACTTCAAAAAAGCTATCTCCTGTTGAGCTACCTGTTACTTCAAGTACCTGTATTATTTTATCATCAGATATGGTTAATGTTTTAAACTTTTCAGCATTACTAACTGTAAAGGTTTTAGATTTAACCTCACCTGAGAATGCTTTTACTGTTTTAGTTAATTTAAAAGTAGCAGGATTATTAGATCCATCTAAAGTAGCTATTTCTACTATTGTAGGGTTATAAGAGCTACTGAATTGAAAATCTACTGGGTCTGGGATTATAAAGCTGGTGCCAGAGGTGTCAGATGCTTTTACAACTGAGTTAGGAGGAAGGGCTGCTGCATCCGCCCAGGTAGGTAGATAAGATCCGTTAGCATTAACAGTTTGAGATATAGTTATATCAACTTCCGATACTCCGGTTACTTTAGGAGTATATCCCATCATATACGCTAAGTTAAATAAATTTTTAGGGTCTTTTGCATATGTTAAAAAGGTTTCCTGTAGTTGCGTATCTTGATAAAATGATAGTACATCTCCAACGTAAGCTGCCATTTCTATAAACATCATACCAGGAGAGGTAGAATCAAAATCATTATACGTATCAGGGAAGTAGCTTTTAGCGTACTCTACAAGTTGTGATCTAAAATCATCAAAATTCTTGTTTATATATTTTACTATTCTTTCTTGTGCCATTACTTGTCAAAATTTATTACTACCTCGTCAGATATATTAGAATCTGCTATTGCATATCTCATACTAAAAACTATTGTATTTCTATCTGTTTCAGGTATGAGCTCTAAACTTGTAACCTGTACTCTTGGAAAAAATGATTCTAGATCATCTAAAATATTTATTCTTATTTCTTCTAAAGTATCTTCTTCTATATTTTCAAATAGCAGGTTTCTTAATCCTGCACCAAAAGAAGGGTTAAAATAGCGTTCGCCTTTTGCTGTTAAAAAGTAATTAATTAAATTAGATTTGATAGCATCTTTAGTTTCGAATGTCGTATTAAATACAGCATTACCGGAAAACGGTAAAGATACTCCAACTCCTTTGCTAGGAGTTAGATCTAACGGATTAATTTTTTTTATCTCAAACGCCATAATTATACCATTCCTCCTCTTTGTTTATCTTTTTTCACAGAAGCATCAAATACTGCTTTTGCATTTTTTACAAAATCTAACTTACTTATATCTATACCGGCTTTAGGTCCTGAGCTTTCTGTCATGCCCATATTGCTAGCCATAGTATTAGCAAAATTAG